GGCTTTGCATAAGCTACTGTCACACCTCTACTCAGGTGACATCCCTAAGTGGGACTTGTCTGCTATTCGTCCAGCAGGTGCGAGGCTCAAGACCTTTGGTGGTAGAGCCAGTGGACCAGAGCCATTGAATGACTTGTTTAACTTTGTGGTAGACAAGTTCAAGGCAGCAGCAGGACGTAAGCTTACCAGCATTGAGTGTCACGACATCATGTGCAAGATTGGTGAGGTTGTGGTAGTGGGTGGTGTACGCCGTTCAGCTATGATCAGTCTGTCTAACCTCAGTGATGGACGCATGGCACACGCTAAGTCAGGTCAGTGGTGGGAGAACGAGGGTCAACGTGCGTTGGCTAATAACTCTGTAGCCTACACAGACAAGCCTGACATGGAAGGTTTCATGCGTGAGTGGTTGTCCCTCGTTGAGTCTAAGTCTGGTGAACGTGGTATCTTCTCTCGCCCAGCAGCAGACAAGCACGTAGAAATGAATGGACGTAGAGAGACAGGACATGAGTGGGGTACTAACCCTTGTTCTGAGATTATCCTACGCCCTTACCAGTTCTGTAATCTAACAGAGGTTGTTGTACGTGAAACAGATGACTTAGAAAGTCTACGCCGTAAGGTACGCCTTGCCACTATCCTTGGTACAGCACAGTCTACCTTTACTAAGATGCCATACTTGCGTAAGATTTGGCAGAAGAATACAGAAGAAGAACGACTGCTTGGTGTATCACTGACAGGCATCATGGACAACCCTGTACTATCTAAGACTGTTGATAGCCCACGTTGGCTGCAAGAGTTGAAGGCACAGGCCATTGATGTCAACCGTGTCTACGCTGACAAGCTAGGTGTACCAGCTTCCGCTGCTATCACTTGCGTCAAACCATCTGGTACTGTATCTCAGCTAACTGACACAGCTTCTGGTATTCATGCACGGCATAGTGCTTACTACATCCGTACTGTACGTGGTGATAACAAAGACCCACTAACACAGTTTATGAAGGACAGTGGCATACCTGCTGAACCATGCGTGATGAAGCCTGACTCTACTACAGTGTTCAGCTTCCCTACTAAGTCACCATCTGGTGCTGTAACTCGCAACGACATGACTGCACTACAGCAGCTAGAGTTATGGAAGAACTACGCACTCAACTGGTGCGAACACAAACCATCAGTGACTATCACAGTCAAGGATGCAGAGTGGATGGCAGTGGGTGCATGGGTCTATGAGAACTTTGACATTTGTTCAGGTATCTCATTCCTACCTCACAGTGACCACACGTATGCACAAGCACCATATCAGGACATTGATGAAGAAACATATAATGACCTGAAGAAACAGATGCCTACTAGTATTGATTGGACTGCCTTATCAAACTACGAAAAAGTAGACACAACAAGTGGTAGTCAGACGTTAGCCTGTACTGCTGGTGCATGTGAACTCGTTGACATATAGTCTAAACTGTACCTATTAGCGAAAGTTAAAGAAAATGAAAGTACTTGGATATACACTAGGTATTACTACGGCTCTACTAAACGAACTTCAGGAACTTTATCCTAATAGGCTTCCACTTACACAAGTAACCTCTGAGGAATTAGCGTTTCTCAGAGGCCAACAGTCAGTAGTAAATAAGTTAAACGAATTATACAACGAAGAATATGAGGATTGAGACATGGGTGGACTATTTGCGCCAAAGATGCCGAAGCCCCTACCAGCACCAGCAAAGCCAGTGACAGCAGTAGCTAAAACTCCTGACATTGAATTGGAAGGTGATGAAGTAGGAATTGCAGGACAGAAAAAGAAGAAGGGTAAGAAAGCCCTACGTACAGATATGATTTCAGACATGGGAACACAGACAGGTAGTGCTGGTTCTGGTCTACAGATTCCTACAGGGGGGCAGTAACATGGGTGCTGTAAAGAAACCGTTGAAGAAACTTGAACGTGGTTTCAAGAAGCAAGTCCGAAAAGTGGGCTATGCTGTTCAAGGTGGTAAGGCAAAAGCACGTGGTGGTACACCTGCTGCACAGACTGCCGCACCTTCTACTGCTGCTGGCAGAGGAACAGAAGAAGAAATGGAAGCTGTAGTAGAGACAGAAGGCGTACAACGTAGGCGTAGAAAGAAGGGCAAGAAACAACTTGTCACACCAGCAGCAGCTATTGCAGTAGGTGGAGAGGGTTCTTCTGGCTTGAACATACCGAAGGGATAGGGCTATGGGTGCTTTAACATTTAACACAGGTGAGATGAAGAAACTCATGGGCAGAGATGCTGATGATGAACAAACCCCACGTGTGGAAGACCCTGAGGAACAGGCGATGATAGATGAAGAAGAAAGCATCTATAAGAAAAAGAAGAATACGTTAGCTATCCCACCCTACAGAGGTATTACTACCTAAAGGATTAGACTATGGAAATGGAATTAGGTACAGTAGCTAAACGCTACAGCCAATTGGAAGGTGAACGTGATACCTTTCTTGAACGAGGGCGAGAGGCAGCTAGACTAACTATCCCTACTCTGTTACCAGAGGAAGGACACAGTTCGTCCTCAACTTATGCTACACCCTACCAAGGTATTGGTGCTAGGGGTGTAAACAATCTAGCCTCTAAATTATTGATGGCTCTCCTGCCACCTAACACACCCTTCTTTCGTCTGACCATTGATGACTTTGACTTGCAGGAACTTGCAGGTGACAATCGTGGACAGGTAGAGGAAGGGTTAGCACGTATTGAACGTGCAGCATTGGCAGAGATAGAGGGTAAAGCAGTTCGTGTTCCTGTGTTTGAAGCACTAAAGCTTCTGATTGTATCAGGTAATGCGCTTTTATTTAAAGACCCTAAGGGACAGATGCGTGTATATCGTCCTGATCGTTTCGTTATTAAACGTGACATGATGGGGAACGTGCTAGAAATTATTACAAAAGAATCAGTAGCGGGTATTATGTTACCAGAGGCAGCACAAGCTGTCATTACAGCAGGTGATACCCCAATGAAGAACCACCACCTGTATACCAAGGTTTGCCGTACTAAAAAAGGATGGGAAACTGAACAAGAGGTAGCAGGTATATCCATTGAGGAGTCCAAGGGTACTTATAAAGTAGACCGCAATCCCTTTATACCACTACGGTTCATCCGTATTGATGGTGAGGACTATGGGCGTGGCTTCATTGAAGAATACTTAGGAGACTTACGTAGCCTTGAAGCACTAACTAAGGCTATTGTTGAGGGTAGTGCTGCATCAGCAAAGCTACTATTCTTGGTACGTCCTAATGGTACAACCAAGACTAGTCAGCTATCCAAAGCACCTAACGGTGCGTTTGTAACTGGTGATGCTAACGATGTCTCAGCTATGCAAGTACAGAAGTCAGGTGATTTCCGTGTTGCATTAGAAACTATGCGTATGATTAACGACAGACTGGCTGCGGCCTTCCTGTTGAACAGTGCTGTACAGCGTAATGCTGAACGTGTCACAGCCGAAGAAGTACGCTTTATGGCACAAGAACTAGAGACTGCGCTTGGGGGCGTGTACTCAGTTCTATCACAAGAGTTTCAGTTGCCTATGATTAACTTGCTGTTGACCTCATTAGAGACACAGGGCAAGATGCCTAAGATGCCAAGGGACAGTGTTAAACCTACTGTCGTAACTGGTATTGAGGCTTTAGGGCGTGGGCAAGACCTTAACAAACTTGCTGCTTTCTTACAGTATCTTCAGCCACTTGGTCCTGAAGTTATCCAAAGTGAGATGAACCTTGGTGATTACATAGACAGACTTGCAGCATCTCTTGGCATTGATACGTCAGGACTTATTAAGTCAGACGAACAGAAGCAACAAGAACAGATGATGCAGCAGCAGATGATGCAACAACAAATGTTAGAACAAACAGCAGCAGGTATGGCACAGGGTGCTGCACCACAGCTAGCTAAAGGCGCAGTAGAAACGGAGTAACACATGGCAGATGCCGTAAACACTTATCAAGAAGAACCAGCAGAGTCACAAGAACATGTTGACGCTATGCTGGCTAAGGTTGAGGGTACTCAAGTAGACCCTGAACGTCCAGAATGGTTGCCTGAAAAGTTCAAATCACCAGAGGATATGGCTAAAGCCTACTCTGCACTAGAAGGTAAACTAGGTAGTAATTCAGAAGCTGAGGCTCAACAAGAAGCAGACAGTCAGACAGAAGATGTTAGTCAGACAGCAAACGAGGTTTCTGAGTTACTTGATGAAAGAGGACTAGACTTTGAAGTATTCCAACAGGAATATGCAGAGAACGGTACTCTATCAGAAGAAGCATACCAAGCCCTAGAGGAAGCTGGCTTTCCAGAAGCTATGGTTGACTCATGGATTGAAGGTCAGAACGCTGTTGCGGCTCAGATGACTTCTGATATGCAGTCCCTTGTTGGGGGTGCTGAGGAATATTCTGCTATGGTACAGTGGGCAGCAGACAATCTTCCTGAGGCAGAGGTTGATGCTTTTAATGCTACAATGGAAACGCAAGATGCAAACTTAATTCAGTTTGCCATCCAAGGTCTAAGCGCAAGGTATCGAACTAATGCGGAACCTTCCCTACTTCAAGGTGGGACAGGTGAAGTGTCAGGTGGGAAGTTCAATAGCAATGCAGAATTAACTGCTGCTATGCGTGACCCCAAATACGCGCAAGACCCTGCCTACAGGCAAGCAGTCGCTGATAAGTTGGCTCGTTCCAGCCTGTTCTAACATTGTTGCATGGGGTTGGGGGAGAAATCCCCCTTCCTTCTAGTTACATTACGGTGTGCCTAGAAGGGATCACATCCCAAGACCTTACAGGAATGTGCAATCCGCACTGTAGGGTGTAGAAAGGATTGTTAACTCTAACTAACACGAAGCTAACATAACAAACGATTACCCCTGACCCCTTGCGAGGGACAATCTTGGAGAAAGGATGTAGTGTAATGCAGAGTGTACTTAACTCAACATTATACTCACTAAGGAGTAATTACAAATGGCACAAGCTGCTTCAAATCCGGCCTATAGCGTAAGCTTCCAAGGCCAGAATAACAATACAGGTGACGTACGTGACCTATT